ATTCTCCTGCGTGCTCATGCGCAGCGGCGTCACGTCGGTCTTGCTTGGGCGGCCCGCGAGCAAGTGGAAGCGCTTGTGCTCGCCGTCCGTGCGCAGACGATGATAGAACTCGTACGCGTTGCGCGACACGCCGTCACGACCGCCGGAGTCGCAAACCGTCATCTTCAGGCCCATCCGGCGTCCGGTTAGATCGTTGAGCGGCCAGGAGCGGTTCAACACCTTTTCCTTGAGCAAGTCCCAATCTTCCGGGTACGATGACGGATCGAGCAGATGCCGTTCGCCGGTGGTCTCGTCGCGACGTTCTGACTTGTCGATCTTGAACATATCAACGTGCCAGATGTCGAACTTCTCGCCGATGCCGAAGATGTGAACCACGAAACTCGGGCGGCCGCCAGCCTGCACGTCGACCGCAGCCATCAGGAAGCGGACTCCCTTCGGCACATACGCGTCGCCGTGTTCGTCACGGCCACCCCATTCCTCCGCGCGGTCCTTCAGCGTCTCGGGTAGCATGCCGCCCTCGAGTGCCTTGGGCACGTGCGCCTCACCCTGGTCGACGGTCACGGTCGTCATCACCGCGCCTTCGTCACCCGTGCGCTCGTATTCCTGCTGCGCGGTGATATGCCGCTGCACGAGCGTCTTCCACTCAGCGAAGCCTGCCGCCGGGCCAAACATCCAGAACGACGCGATATCCGAGCGCCGCGGGGTGCCGAAGATACCCTCGTTCCCGCGCCATACCTGCCCTTCCTTGATCCAACGACCGGCGTTGTTCAGTTCGGGCTGCATCGAATAGGTAAGCGGCTCCTTGTTGCGCTCGTAGCAGTGCGGGCATGCCATGAACGCCTGCTCGGCGCACTCCATGATGTCCTTGCTGTCCGGCCAGCGCAGCAGGTTGAAGCGGGGCTCGAACGTGTCGCCGCAGAACACGCACTGCCAATACCACCGACGCCGATCGCCGCGGTTATACAGCGACAGGATGCCTTCGCACGGCGGGGCTTCGTGGGGCGCATTGGCTGGTGCCTGCCACTTCGGATCGGTCACCGGGAAGCCCGGCGACGCTTCGGCCGCGGTCATGCCGTAGCGCTTGAACGTGTCCGCACGCTTGCGCGTCAGATCGAACACGTGACCTTCCTTGTCGATGATCTGCGGCTTGATCCGGTCCATGTCCATGATCCACAGCCGCGGAATCGTCTTGCCGGACAGATTGGTCACAGTCGGCCAGGTGACGATCAGCCGCATGCCGGACAGGAACTGCTTGTCGAATGTGTTGTCGTTGTTGCGTCCCGGCAGCACGCGCTTCTTCAACTCGGGGCTGTTGCGCAGCGCCTTCGCCAAATCGGCCTTGCTCCAATCGCGCGCGGTGTGCTGCGCCATGTGAACCAGCATCATGTCGGCAGGATCGGTGATCGCCGTATGCGCCAGCCAGTTGATGAACATGGCCGACTTGCCCGTACGCGCCGGACCCGCGAACACCATGCCGGTGTAATCAAGGCTGGTCAGCACGTCCTGCGGCTCGCGCAGGTATGGCGTCTTCCACATGGAAAACGGCCCCTCGTGCTGGCCGGGGTTCTTGACGATATGGTAGCGCTCGGCAGCTTCCGACACTGTGATCCGCTCGGGCGGACGCACCGCTTCTGCTGCGGCGATCACCATTTCTTCGAGGCTGGCGTACATGATTACTCGCTATCGTCGTCGGCAATCGGGTAAGTCCCAAACGGGGCGTCGCCGGTGTTCTGCACTTCGTCACGACGCGGCGCCGTGCGTCGCTCCTTCGGCATGTCCATCAAAGACTCGTGCAGGTCACGCTGCAACTGGTCCATGTATTCGGTCAGCTTCGAGAATTGCTTATCGGTTAGCCCTTCATCCCGCATGCCTTCCGTGACCAGCGGAATCCGTTCCTTGAACATCATGAACACGCGCCCGAGTACCGCCAGCACGTCCTGATCGTTCCACGCTTCGCCGGTTTCGATCAGCACCTTGTTCTTGATCCGCTCGGCTTCCCAATAGACCTTGTTGATCGAATTGGGCAGATCGGCAGGATTCAGCGTGCGAATGTACTGCGCGATGTCCATCTTCGGCTTCAGCAGATACGGCAACGCTTCATGGAAGTAATAGACCTTCCGTCCGGCTGAACCCTCACCCGCAGGCTTGACCCCCCGCAGACGCTTGCCCACGGTCATCGGGTCCATGTGCAGCACGCGCGCCAAGAAGTTCATAGTCACGGGAAGAAGGAACTGTTCTTCCGAGACTTTCGTGTGGCCAGCGCTGGCAGCACGGATTTCAGCCTTGGCACGCTCGGTAGCCATCAGCCGCTCTGCACGTTCCGCGCGCTCGGCATTGGTCGGCCGACCACGGCGCGGCGCAAGAGGAACGACCGGCGTGTCACCGCCGAGCATGTCGTCGAAGTCGGTCATGCCGTTAGGACTGACGGCCGATGTGCCAGCTATGGCAGAACCGGCACCGATAGATATTCATGTCACCTCGCCCGTGTCGATCACCGAACCTGCCGCGGCCGATCGCCTTCTTGGCTTTATCCCACGTCAGGTATCGCGTTTTGCCCCGGCATCCTGCCGAGCGCAATTCTTCATGCCGTTCAGAGGGCATACGCCAGCTTCTGCAATTCGCGGCGGAACAGCGTACCGAGCACACCGTACGCGTTGTCGCCATAGTGCAAGAACTCGCCATTCGGGTAGATGGTATCCCACCCGGCGTTACTCGTAATGAACTGGCGATGCACCTCCTGCGCCCACGGCAGGCAAGTGACCGCGCGTTGGCGCGAGACTTGTTCCTGGATCGAGTTCAGCACGAGATGGCGCAGTGAACAGTTGATCATCACGCCGTTGCCGTTCAAATCGCGCGGTTCGACCGATAGCGGGATGTTGGCCGCGACGCCGGCCGGTCGAGACAAGTCGTTTTCATTTCGAGCGGGAATCAACTGCGTGCGCTCATTGATACGCGCCTGATACAGACCGACCGTGCTTGAGGCATCGGAAGGAATGATCGGACGACCGGCGCCATCATCAACGAACAATGTAGTGCCGGGCGCGTCCCAATCAGTGATACGCGCAAACAAGACGCGGCCGAACACACGCTCGTCAATGCGGACGTATTGGCCGGGAGCAAGCCATCCGTTTGCGTAAATCTTGAACTGACCGCCAGTCGACGAAGTAATGCTCTGACGACTTAGTGAATAATCAAATCGCTGGAAGCCGTCACCCGCGACAAAACTGGTCGACGGATAGCTGATGAAAAAGTCTGGCGATGCGTCGAAGATGCCGCCAGCCAAGCTGCGGGTAGGATGCGGCAGTGGCTTTGATACGGTCCAGACCGTAGCGCCCATCTGTTGCAAGATGCCAATGTTGCGATACAGAATATCGTTGAACACCAGCGGACCCTGCAGCGAGTGCCAGATCGGCGCGCGGCCATCGTTAGTGCACGAGATAATGATGCACAAGTCAGGCACGAAGCCGTCAGTGATCATCTTGGCAATCTGATCGTACATCTGTGCTTGCCAGCTACCCGGAATAGCATAGACTTTGACGACCGGACTGAACTCGGGAAAAACATAATTGATTGCTGCGGTGATCTGAGAAGCAGGCGTAAAGTTGGTCGAGGCGCCCTGACCCGCCCCGACACTATCACCGAAAATGGCGACATTCAGCGGTACTTTGGCGAAATTGGTCGGGAAACCGTTGGCCATGACGCTCGTGCCAAATCGGCCGTTGCGAATCTTCTGCTGCATCGCGAAATACCGATCGCGCGTCAAAAGCATCGGGGCAGTTGAGCCATCGACGATCCGCGCCAGCGTCGGCAGCGGGCCGCGATCGGTCGAAACCTGCTCGGATTCTGCACCATTCACGAACTGGTCGAACCGCGCCATATTGAGTTCGGTCTTGTTGACCTGCGATTGGAACTCGGTTGCGGTTGCCATTAAAGAAGCCCTAGTTATAGACTTGCCGACGTATCATTTCCGGCGCGAAAGGGCAACCTGAACCCCTTGCACAGCTTCTTTAACTGTTCTTGCGAGGATATAGACGCCGCCCGACTTCTTCCACGCGCGCTCGAAGTTAATCTGCGCCTTGCGCTGCTTGCCCGTGGCGTCCTTCATCTCGATCGCAAACGCCTGACCTGCGGCGCAACCCATTATATCCGCGATGCCGACGAGTCCGAACGTGACCGGGTGCGCATCGGCGAGCACCAGCACGTCCTTGTCGTGTTTGATCTTGCGACCCTGCCAGGCGGTGCCGGTGTTCTCGCGCCACCAGAAGCAACCGAGCGGCATGAACGTGCGCCACAACTCGACGAGCGCGTCATTCTGAATCGCTTTCTCGCTACGATCGTCGGTGTCCGGCAGCGCAGCGAAGTCGGCGGCCGCCGGGATCGGAGGGGCGTGGAAAGTTGCGATCTCGCCGCCGATCGCGTCAATCGGATCGCCGCCAAGCATTTCGTCGAGAGTTATTGACAGGGCGGTCATGCAGGTGCAGATAGCACGCCGCAAGCACAGCGGACAAGGCTATGGCCCGTGACGCCGCGCCGAACTGTGGGACCCGAACCACGGCAGGGCGGAACAGCCGGGATGGGAAGCGTGTGGCTGACCAGCTTGCGTGACGCGGCGGACCCGAGAAGGACGGTAGGACGGTGCCGCCGGGTCGGTGAAACTCCGAATAACGCCGCGTCACCTTCCCCGCCACGCGCCGCGCTGCGCGATTTTCCGCCGCGCCCACTGCCGCGGGAAGTCGTAGCCCCGACCTTCCGCCAGCCGCACGAAGTCGGCCTCGCTCTTACACTCGCGTTCTTCGGCCTTCCGTAGCATCGCGGCCTTTGCCTTTTCCTCGGCCTTCTGCGCTTTGATCTGCTCGCGCTCGATCTTGCTCAGGGTGCCTTCCTTGAAGCGGATGTTCCGGGTCTTGGTCGGATACGACACGCCGCAGCCGGGGCACACCTTCACCGCAGACGGCGTGATCATGTAGCAGTTGAGGCACTGGTGGATAGGCGTCGCGTCATCGTTGCAGTCCGCGCCCGAGCCCCGCAGCTTGCCCAACAGCGTCCAGGCGCGGTCGTCATCGGGCATGCCATGCGAGAACCAGTTGTTCCCGTGATCGCAGATGATCGCCTTGCCCTTCTGGCCCCACCAGATCGCCGCCGCACGGCCTTCCGCAGTGCTGAGATCAAAGCCGCGCCCGTACACCGGCCGCAGCGCGCGCCCAACCATCTGCAAATACCAGGACAGCGACTGTGTGCGCCGGGCAATGCCGCAATAAACGACGTTCGGCACGTCATAGCCCTCGCCGAACAGGTTGACGTTGACCAGCACCTTGACCGTGCCGGCGCGAAACAACGCATCCGCTCGATCGCGCTCTTTCAACGTCATCGTGCCATCGACGTAGAGCGCGGCGACGCCGCGGCGCACGAACTCCGCAGTCAGGTCTTTCCCGTGCTGCCGGTTCGAGGCGAACACGATGCCGGGTTTGTGCGGGGCGAGGCGAAGGTAGTGATCCACCACGTCGCCGAGCAGAGCGCCATCGTCGTCGCTCGAAGGCGGCGGGGCGTAATAATCGAAATCAGACAGGTAGCGCTGCTTGATCAGCCACTTCACGCTTGGCCCGAGCAGCATCACGTCGAAGTGCTCGCCGAGCCCGCGACCATCGAGTCGCTGCGGCGTCGCCGTCAACCCGATATGCAGCGCGTCAGGATATGCGCCCATCACTTCCGCCCAGGTCGACGCGTTGAGGTGGTGCGCTTCGTCCCAAATGACGATCTCGGGCGGGATCACGATGCCGAGTCGCTCGGCGAGAGTGACAATGCCGCACAGCAGCACGGACGCTTCACGCTCGAACGGCTTATCGGCCGCGACGAAGCTGTGCGCCACGCCCGCGCCGACGAACGCCTTGCTGGTCTGCTCGATCAGTGCCTTGCGATGCACGATGAACTGCGCGCGGGTCGCCGACGCCAGCAGCGCCGTCGCCAGTTTGGTCTTGCCGCCGCCGGTCGGCAGTTGAAGCAGGATGCGGCGATGACCCTGATCGATCGCGCGCACGACGCCGAGCAGCAGGTCAAGCTGGTAGTCACGCGGGCCGTGGCGCTTGAAGTCACTGGCATCGAACGGCAA